GCACAATGCGACAAAACTTTGGAGGAGGTTGTTGAATTGCACGAGGCAATTGAAAAAAACGACAGAGACGAAATAATTGACGCCTTAGGAGATATTTTAGTCACGATTATTATACAGGCCGAAATGCAAGGATTAAAACTTGAGGAATGTTTGCAAAGTGCTTATAACGTAATATCAAAACGTAAGGGAAAAATGATTGACGGTCAATTTGTAAAAGATAAATAAAAAAATGGCAAAACTACCTTGGTATATTAAAGTAAAAGACTCTAAAATGCATTTTAATTTTTTTTGGATATTATATCAAAAAATTAAATTTAAATTATTTAATAAAAAAAGTTAATTTATATTTGGTAATTAAAAAATATTTATTAATTTTGAAAAATAAATTAAAACAATAACCAAAACAAAAAATCAAAATCAAATGAAAAACATTCACGTATTACCAACAGAGAAACCGAGTAGGTTAATGATTGATACAATAGAGAATAAATTGTATTTACAACCTATTTTACACGAAAAAACTATTAATGTTTTAACACAAAACATCTACATCACTTCTAATGAAGATATTAAAGTAGGAGATTATGTTATTAATTCTGCAGCTTCATATATATTTCAACATTATTTTGCAGAAGGTGAGCTTTATAAAGAATGTAAAAAAATCATCCTAACAACAGACCAAGACTTAATCAAAGATGGTGTACAATCTATTGATGATGAATTCCTTGAATGGTTTGTTAAGAATCCAAGTTGTGAGATGGTTAAAATTGAAAAGATAGAATGTAAAATGTGGTCTTTGATTGGTTGTAATAAAGATGATGTTGGTTGTTGCGGTAAACCATTTAAGGGATATAAAATAATAATTCCAAAAGAAGAAGCTAAACAGGAATTTCCGAGACTTAACATTATTGATGATTGGTTAGAAAAAAATGGAGACCCTGAAATATACAAACAAGTTGAACTTGAAGCAGCAGAATTGTTTGCAAATCAATCAACCAAAGAAAGAATAATCTCTGAAACCTCTGATTCCACAAAACAAAAAGCAATTGATTACGGTAATGATTTAGTTGCTAAACAAGAAACACTTAAAGAAGTAAGTCCAATGAATGATTTGCTTATAGATTTAAAAGAAACTAAAATATCAGTTAAAGAATCAATTGATATAATTGAAGATGAATTTATGAGAACTCAAATAAATATTTTTGTTCAACAAACTTTAGATTCAGTTATTGATAGAATAGAAAATGAACTTTTAGAAACAGAATCTAAATGGCAACAAGAAAACACTAATATTAATGCTTTAAATTTTGAGATTGATGCTCTTAAAAAAGAAATTAAAGTATTAAAACATCAACAAGACCAAGACAATAATAAGTTTAGTGACGAAGATATAATTAAAATTTTAATAGAATATGATTATTCATCAATAAATGAATGTAAATTAAACAGTGTTGGAACTATAAAGAAATGGTTTGAAAAATATAAAAACAAATAAGATATGAAACAGACAGCAGTAGAATGGATAATTGAAGAAATTAACCAACAACAAAAAAGATACATTGATTTAGCTAAAAAAGATAAATCATTTAAAAAAGAAGTTGATGCTATATTAACCGCTACAACTTTATTAAAAATGAAATGTAACCAAGCCAAAGAAATAGAAAGGCAACAGATTATTAATTTTGCTAATTATTTTATTGAAAAACATACTTTTGGAGATTATGATGGTATAGTTCAAAAAAATAAAACAGTAGAAGAATACTACAACGAAACATTTAAAAACAAATAAGATATGGAAGCAAATCAAACTCCTTTAGAAGAACTTAGGCAATCCGACTTAAAACATTATGATGAATTATCAACAAAGTGCAATCGTTGGTCAAGTGGTTTACCAAGAGCAATAAATTTTTATTACAATTACAAACAAATGAATTTAATTCAAAGAATTATATTAGCATTTAAAAACAAATAAGATATGGAAATAAGTATAACAGAAGCATTATGTATTTTTAACTCAGGTTGGAGAACAGAAATAGAAAAGGAGTTGTTTGATAAATCTTATAATATTATAAGAGAAGAAGCAAGAAGATTGCATTTAATTTATCAAAAACAATCAATTGATAAAGAATTAAAAGATTTAACAAAAAATAATATAAAATAGGCAAATAACGTAGATAATTGCCGGTATTATAAAAGTGGTTAAATAAAATAAAACAACCCTTATCAAAACAATTCAAAAAAAATACTACATTTGTATTGATTTTGAATTATGTTTTGGTTAACATGGTGAAATAGGGGTTGTTTACTTTGAACGCCCCTATTTTTTTAATAACCTTAAATTTTGTATTTATTAATTAAAAAATAATTATCTTTGCTTTGTAGAGTAGTCGCTACAATTAAAAATTTATATAAATTCCAGCATTGATAAAGACGACTACCTTTTGACATGCTGGTTTTATTTTATGGAATGGAAAGCAGTTTATTACAACGGATTAGAAACAAACGTTGAAGTTACAAAATGTGGCAAAGTAAGAAAAATTAAAGTTGATTGGTATGGAGATCATTTTAATTGTAAAATTGGCGAAGTAAATTTTAGTAAATTAAAATTAACATCTGAAGGTTATAGGCAAATAGGTATTCAAATAAAAGGATTAAAAGCTAAACAAATTCAATTGCACCAGTTAATAGCTTCAGCATTTTTAAATTACAAATTTAATGGGCATAAAAAAGTTGTAATGCATTTAGATGACAATCCTTTAAATAATAATTTAAATAATTTAAAAATAGGAACTCATCGAGAAAATATGTCACAAGCAAGAACAACTAAAAGTGGATTGCCAGTTGGAGTTTGTTTTGATAAACAAATGAAAAAATATAGATCTCAAATTTATATTAATGGCAAAAGAATTTTTTTAGGTCTTTTTAAAACTATTGAAGAAGCATCAAATACTTACCAAAATAAATTAAAACAAATATAAATTTAAAATCAAAAACTATGCTTAACCTTTTTAAAACCAGAAACAGATTTGAATTAGACAGACCAACTAATCAAACAGCTGAAATTCTATTTGAACTATTAAACAAAAATACAGCTTCAAGGTCTGAGTTAATGGAAATGACAGGCTGTTTGAATGTTACTGCAATTATTTCGAGATTAAGATTAGACCACGAAATAGAAATTAAGTGCAATTTTAGAGATGTACTTAATAAACATGGCAGACCAGTTAAATTTGGAATCTATAACTTAATTGACAAATCGGACGCTTTAAATAAATACAACAAAATAAATAAAAGATAAATGGCACGACCAAGCGAATACAACTTTGAAATGTGCAAAGACATTTGTAAGGAAATAGCAAACGGAGCAAACATAAAAGCTGTCTTAGCATCACAAAAAGAATATCCAGACTTTTCAACATGGTGTCGTTGGAAGAGAGAACATGACGAATTATACAACCTGTACACGAAAAGCATACAAGACAAAGCCGACTCTGTCGATGCTCAAATGGACGAAATTTGGGAGGGTTGCAGACTTGGAAAGTATGATCCGTCAACTGCTAGAGTTTTAATTGATACTTTAAAATGGAAAGCGGCTAAGTATTATCCTAAAATGTACGGAGATAAAGTTCAACAAGAACACTCTGGCGAAGTCACAACAAATATTATTAGCTTAGGAAATGGAATAAAACCGGATGAGGTTAATAAGTAAACAAGAAAACGCAGTTTATTATTTAAAAGATAATATAACAAAAGACATTATTTATGGAGGAGCTGCTGGAGGTGGCAAATCCGCTTTGGGTATTCTTTGGCTAATTGAACAATGCCAAAAGCATCCAGGGACTCGTTGGTTAATGGGAAGAGCTAAATTAAAAGCTTTAAAAGAAACTACATTAAATACTTTCTTTGAGCTTACCACAAAGCTCGAATTATCAAATCAATTTCATTATAACTCTCAATCCGGAGTAATCACTTGGAATAACAAAAGCGAAATCCTACTTAAGGATTTATTTTTGTATCCAGCCGATCCAAACTTTGACAGCTTAGGTTCGTTGGAGATAACTGGAGCGTTTATTGACGAATGTAATCAAATAACTTATAAAGCGTGGCAAATTGTAAAATCTCGTATTAGATACAAATTAAACGAATATAATTTGACGCCTAAAATTTTAGGAACTTGCAACCCTTCAAAAAATTGGGTTTATAATCAATTTTATTTAAAAGATAAAAATAATACAATTGAAAGCGACAAAAAGTTTATTCAGGCTTTGCCAAAAGACAATCCACATTTGCCAGCTTCTTATTTAGAATCACTTTTATCACTTGACGAAAATAGTAAACAACGTTTATACTATGGAAACTGGGAGTACGATAACGACCCATCAAAACTTATTGATTTTGACAAAATTCAGAACGTTTTTACAAACGAATTTATTGATGGTGGGCAAATGTATATCAGTGCGGATATAGCTCGTTTTGGATCGGATAAAATGGTTATTTGTGTTTGGTCCGGTTTTAGAGTTGTGGATATAATTTCTTTAAACAAATCATCAATAGTTGAAATTGCTCAGCTTATAAGAGAGTTGGCAAACAAATACAAAGTCACGATGTCAAACGTAATAATTGACGAGGACGGAGTTGGAGGCGGTGTTGTTGATATGCTTAAAGGATGTAAAGGATTTATAAACAATTCAAAGCCTTTATTAGTAGAAAATCAAATTGTACAATACCAAAATTTAAAAACGCAATGTTATTTTAAATTAGCAGAATTAATACAAACGGATCAAATTTATATAAAGTGCCAAGAACAAACAATAATTGACGACATAACAAAGGAGCTCGAAATGGTCAAACGAGATAAGATTGACAGCGATGGAAAGCTCCGAATAATATCAAAAGAAATGGTAAAACAATCGATAGGAAGGTCGCCAGATTATAGCGACGCATTAATGATGAGAATGTATTTTTGTTTTGAACAAACATTTTTTACGTTTTAATATTTTTTTTTTTAATATCTTTGACGTATGAAAGAGACAATCAACAATATACTCCAAAATTTAACAGGCAAGTTAATGGGCAAAAATGTTTATAACGAAGCATTTTTTAGCTACTTAGGAGCAGGTTATACGTCTTATGACGTAGATAATAAAACTTATATCAATAAGGGATACAATACAAACCCAGACGTTTTTGCTTGTATTACTCAAATGGCAACTAAAACAGTTTCGGTTCCTTACGAGGTTAAAATTGTAAATGATAAAGAAAGCTACAAAAAATTAAAGAATTTCCAAAAGGCAACTTCTGGAAATTTTGACTTTATACAACAAATCAAAAAAGCAAACTTACAAAAGAAATCTTACGATGAAATTGATTTGGCTTTTCCTATGGAGCAACCAAATTCAACTCAAACGTGGAGCGATGTTTGGGCTTTATACAAAACTTATATGAAACTAACAGGAAATTGTTATTTTTATTTGTTAAGTCCAGAGGAGGGAGCTAACGCAGGAGTGCCAGTTCAATTATATGTTTTACCAGCTCATTTGATGCAAATTGTATTAAAGCAAAAGGCTAACATGTTGAGCACTGAAAGTCCAATTGATCACTATGTTTTGATTGAAGGTAATACTATGATTAAATTCATGGCTAAGGATATAATCCACATTAAATACTCAAATCCAAACTTCGACCTTTCAGGATCGCACTTATACGGAATGAGTCCGTTAAGATCCGCTTTAAGAAACATAAACAGTTCTAATAGTGGAATTGATCTTAACGTTAAAACTTTGCAAAATGGAGGAGCTTTTGGCTTTATTCATGGTAAGGGAACTCCTTTGAATGTTGACCAAGCTAATAGCTTAAAAGAGCGTTTAGTAGAAATGGATGCAAGTCCAGAGAGATTGAGCCGAATTGCTGGAGCGAGTGGAGAATTAGCATTTACAAGAATATCTTTGACAACAGACGAATTAAAACCGTTTGATTATTTAAAGTTTGATCAAAAAGCAATTTGCAACGTTTTAAACTGGCCGGATGAGTTATTGAATAATGACGGTAAAGCTAAATTAGGAAGTACCGACACAAACCAAGCTCGCAAACAAGCTATTACAGATAATATTTTGCCGGATCTTGTTTTATTACAAGACTCATTAAATAAAAACTTTATTAAAAAGTTCAAAGGATACGAGAACGCTGTAATTGAGTGGGATGTTGACGAATTGCCAGAAATGCAGGAGGATATGAGTAAAAAAATGGAATGGTTAAGTAAAGCACCATTAACTCCAAATGAAGTTCGTCACGCTCTTAAATATGATATGATCATTGAGGACGGAATGGATACAGTTTGGGTTGATAGCAATAAGCAAAGAATTACAGACGTTTCAATGACGGCTTTTGATGCTGCAAATACTATTTAATGATAAACTGGGAGCGATTGCAATATATGTACGAACGGAAAGCGTACAGAGTTGTGCAAAAGCACATCAAAAAGATTTTAGGGGAAATTCCTTTAAATAATATATCTTTATCAAATTATCAAATATTAGTTTATTCTAATATTACAGAGGATAAGATTAAAGAGATGTTCGTTGACATTTATACGACAGTCGGATACGACTACAACAAAAGAATAAAAAAGGAAATAGAACGCACAACAAAGAACGTTTTATTTTCGGATTCATTTTTACAAGATATTTTAGTATTTTTGTCCGGAGATGGAGGAGCTAAAATAGTAAGCGTAAGAGGAACGTTAATTGAGGACATAATAAAAGCGATTGAGGATAAATTAAAGAACGACACGTCTTTAATAAATTTACAAAACGCAATTTATGAAATAGTGCAAAGGTCACAACAGTTTTATAAGTGGCAGGCTTTAAGAATAGCGAGAACGGAAACAACTTTCGCATCGGCTTACGCAGCAATGCGAGCAGCATCACAATCAAACTTTGAAATGACAAAGGAATGGATTGCAGCAAAAGACGATAGGACTAGAAAGGATCATAGATTGGAAAACGGACAAATTGTTGATTTTAACGATCCGTTTATAATGAATGACGGAAGCCAATTGCAATACCCAGGCGATCCAAAAGGAACAGCCGCTCAGGTTATAAATTGCAGGTGTACGATAGCCTTTAAGGCAAAGAAAGACAAAGACGGGAATATTATATTTAAAAAATAAAAAAAGATTGATTGGAATATATAAAATAACAAGTCCAAGTAACCGTATTTATATAGGTCAAAGTGTAGATATTCAATCTAGATGGATAAAGCATAAGCGGTCTAAATTAAAAACAAAATTATGTAATTCATTTACTAAATATGGATTTGAAAATCATATTTTTGAAATATTAGAAGAATGCGATATAAAATTTTTAAACGAACGAGAAAGATATTGGCAAGATTTTTATAATGTATTAGGTAAAAATGGTTTAAATTTAAAACTAACAAATACAAAAGATAAAAGAGGCAATTTACATGAGCAAACAAAATTTAAAATTTCTAATAGGAAAAGAACTTTTGAAGAAATTGAAAAGTCAAGAATTTCAA